TTGGCGACCAGCACGGCGGGGTGTACTTCCAGCCCGCCGAAGAGGGCTACGACAAAGTGCCGATGTCGCCGGAATATGTGGCGAAGCACAAGCCGGAAGTCGGCGGCTACTACGTGGTCTATGAGGACGGCTACAAATCGTTTTCACCGGCCAGCGCCTTCGAGAGCGGATACACGCCGCTGTGACGGCTAACGCATAGCTAAGGGGCGCGCGGCTTTTCGCGCGTCCCGCTTGAGCGATGGGTTATACGGCTGGCAACAACGGAGAGAGGTAACAACGTGGCAGAAAAAGTAGTGATTGGAAACGCGGAACTGTGGCACGGCGACTGCCGCGAGGTACTGCCGTTGCTGCCGGCCTGCGACCTGATTTTGACGGACCCGCCGTATGGTATTGGCTTTGCCGCACAGCCGACGATGTACCAGCGGAAGGCTGGCAAGGAAGCCGAAGATTGGGACAACGAGACGCCGCCGGCTTGGCTGTTTGGCCTGATGCTTGAGAAGGCGCCCGTGCTCATTGTATGGGGCGGCAACTATTACCAACTGCCGCCGAGCCGTGGATGGCTTTCGTGGTTTAAGCCGGACTCGCCGCCGAGCATGGCGAACTTTGAACTTGCGTGGACCAACCTGGACATGAACGCCAAGCAGTTGAAGCACTCGATTTCAGCGACCAATCCGGAGCGCGTAGGGCACCCGACGCAAAAGCCAGTGCGGGTTATGGAATGGAGCCTTGGCTTTGCCGAAGGCGCACAAACCGTGTGCGACCCGTTCATGGGCAGCGGCACGACTGGCGTTGCCTGTGCCAACCATGGCAAGGCGTTTTTTGGAATTGAGCGAGAGCGCAAATACTTCGACATGGCCTGCGAGCGGATCAGCCGAGCACAGGCACAAGAGAGACTGTTTGCATGAAGACGTATAACGCATAGCTCAGGCGCGGCGGTGCTTTTCCGCCGTCGCGCTGGAGCGCAGGGTTAGAGGGCAATTTTGGAGTGACGATGAAGGTTGAACACATAGGACTTGCAACGCTTTACCTTGGCGACTGCCGAGATGTGTTGCCGACGCTCACCTTTGACGCCGTGGTGACTGACCCGCCCTATGGTGTAGCACATGACAAAGCAAGCGCGACACGGCGCTACAAGGTGCGCGATGCAATCGCCAACGACGCGACGCCGCCGGATGTTGCTGGCCTTGCTCAGTGGCCTGCCGTGATTTGGGGCGGAAATAACTTTTGCGATCAGTTGCCGCGCTCTACCGGGTGGCTGGTATGGGATAAGACTCATGCCGAGAAGTGCCAGCACAGCCAAGCGGAATTGGCATGGTCGAATGTGACCAAGACGGTGCGGCATTACCGCGAGGCATACCACGGATTTATGCGCCAGCGTGACGGGTGGTTTCACCCGACGCAGAAGCCGCCAGAGCTTATGAAGTGGTGCATCGGCTTCACAAAGGACGGCGCAGCCATTTGTGACCCGTACATGGGAAGCGGAACGACCGGAATTGCAGCAGTTGAAATGGGGCGGCGTTTTGTTGGGGTTGAAATTGACCCAGGATATTTTGAGATTGCTTGCAGGCGCATCGAAGCCGCACAGAATCAGGCAACGATGTTTTTTGAACCAGCGATGGCCGAGCAACACGGCCTTGCCCTCTAACGCAAAAGCTCACCGGCCTGCGTAAGCAGGTCCGGTGCAGCGACGGGTTAGCCGGCGCCCGACCCATGCCGGCGAACAACTGAAGGATGCAAACGTGAAACTGTGGATAGACACCGAATTCAACGAGTACAAGGGCGAGCTTATTTCGCTGGCGCTGGTGGCTGAAGATGGCCGAGAGTGGTACGGCGTGCGCTACTGCGATGCGCCCGGCTGGTGGGTTGGCGAGCATGTGATGCCGCACCTGAACCAAGAGCCGCAGCGCGATACGGACCTGCGCGCATCGCTTGACGGGTTTCTTTGCGGGTTCGACAGCGTGCATATCGTGTCCGACTGGCCCGGAGACATTGCGCACTTCTGCAGCTTCTTGGAGTACCGGCCTGGCGACCGCATCGGACCCGACCGCATGACCTTTGAAGTGCGCCGCGATCTGCCCGACACATCGACCACCTCTGCCATTCCGCACAACGCGCTGGAGGATGCGCGGGCTCTGGCGCGCGGGGCTGTTGGTGCCGGCTAACGCAGAAATAACCGGCGGCTGAAAGCCGTCCGCGTTGATTGACGGGTTAGCCGTGACGCCCGATGAAGCCACGGTTTTTGAGGACATAAACATGACCGCAAGCCGAGAAATGCCGAAGTACGAATGCCACAAAACGGTGTGGGCCTTGAAGATTGCCGGGATCGTTGGCGACCAGCACGGCGGGGTGTACTTCCAGCCCGCCGAAGAGGGCTACGACAAAGTGCCGATGTCGCCGGAATATGTGGCGAAGCACAAGCCGGAAGTCGGCGGCTACTACGTGGTCTA